ATGAAGCTGCTCTCTCTCTTTTCTGAACACACGGCGCCGGAAAGTTTCTCCCGGATACTCACCCCGACACAGGCGTGCCATGAGCTGGAACGGCATTATCTGTTCGGCGGCGCAGCCGGCATATCGATAAGCAGCCGGTATTCCATAACCCGTAATACTCAATCCGGTATTGGCGTCACCGGTTATCGTGAGGACGCGGCTGTGAAGCGCAGCGTGTTCGATGATCTCAATCGGGGCGGTTTGCTGGCGATTGATGAGGGAATGGGCGCCTGGACGCCGACCAAATACGCGTTTTACATCGACGCGGAAGGCCGATTACAGCGCTATCCCGGTAGCTCTCTTCCTGCCTTTTATCCTACTGGGCGCGTGATCGCCCGCTATGAAGAAATGGTCAGCCGCTATGGTCATCGGGCAAAACCGACGGTGCTGCCGGCGAGGCAGAATACGACCCGGAATCCCCCTCTGCAGCAAGCCATCGCTACCGCAGTGGCAACCGTTGCCGCTACGGTGCAGGCCATCCGTCCGATGACCAAGGCGGAACGCTGGCAAGAACGCCAGTACCTGATAGGGCGAGGCAACCGCAGCATTTACCCGGATGCGCGCATGGCGGCACAGCGATTGGCGGAGAACAACGTCGCGGTCGAAAAGGCGAAGCTGGCTGAGAATGTTTACAAGACCACCGATTCACTAGGCGAACTACCTGGAGTACCGGAGGGCTGGAAAGATATCAGTAATGACGAGCGAGCTTTAAATAGGCTTGGTCTGGACAGTAAAATGCTTTATGACAAGCCGATAAATCCTGATTTTTTAGCCCGAGTTTATCAACCAGACGAGAGTATCTTTGGTAAAGCGATGAGTCCGACGGTGGTGTTTCGAGGATCGCGTGCGCCTGAGCTCCCGGAAGGAATAAGCACTGCAGTTCAAAAAGCTTTATTAAAAGGCGATCTGTCAGGCGTTAAAAACCTGAGCGACTGGACAAACAATGGTGCTCAGGGAATAGGGCTTAATTCTGAATACTACAAAAAAGCGGTTAATATCGGTAAAGCAATCAAAGGCGATGTTGGGATATCTGGCCATTCGCTGGGCGGAGGCATGGCGTCTGCGGCCTCCATGGCCAGCGGCAAACCGGCATGGACGTTTAATGCAGCAGGTCTGAATGCGGGAACCGTAGAAAAATACGGCGGTTCGATAATAGGCAGAGCCGATAACATTCAGGCGTATCGCGTAAAAGGGGAGCTATTGACCAAGCTGCAGGAGGTTGATTTGTGGGAGGATGCTAAAGACCTCAAATTTTATCCCCCGGCGGTGATGGCGAAAGAGCGGTTGTCCATGTTGGCGCCTGACGCCGTAGGGGTTAAACACACGCTTCCCGGTGGAACAGGCTCACTGCTGGATAAGCACGGTATAGACCAGGCGATACAATGCATTGAAAATGAAAAAGACGATGACATTGCCACAATCAAGGGAAGAATATGAAAAAAATCATACTCATTATCACGATGGTAGTGTCTACGCTCATCATACAGGGGTGCGAACAAGGTATGGATTTACAACCGCAGGATTATTTTGACGGTCAGCAATTGGACATTGCCAAAGCCATTTATGATGGTGATAGGCCGCAGTTGGATAAACTGTTGTCATCAGTAAACAAAGAGATCTTAAATCGTCCAGCTAAGGAAGAAATGACCTTATTGTTCTGGGCAATAAACAATGCCATCTATGATAAAACCACACCTGAAAGGCTGAAAATTATCACTGATTTGGTAAAAGCCGGCGCAGATCCTTTACAGCCTCAACCCAACACGCCAGGTAGCCCCGCTGAGTTTGTTATGAAGGCGGATAAAGGCATCTGGATACAGGCCATGCTGGAAGGTGGCCTTTCTCCAAACGCCAGAGATAAGATTCATAATCAACCTATTATTTTTGAAAGTTTTGAAGCGAAGAATACCGAAACATTAAAGGTGCTGATTGCGTACAAAGCTGATGTTAATATCAAAGGGGCTATGAACAGAACGCCATTAATTAATGCGCTGTATAACAGTTGCCCAGAGCACATTGAGGTTCTTTTGGCTCATGGCGCTAACCCCTTAGCCAAAGATGATTTTAATGACAGCTTCCTCTCTCTGATTTCTGCGGAAATAGCCAAAGGGGATAAGAGCAATGCGTACATAAAAAAGCTAACTAAAATTAAAGAAAAAATAAAACAGGTGAATTAGTTAGCCTCGACTTTCATGGGGGACAATGCCGGCCTTCCTCCAGAGCTGTACCATGACGTGATGGCATACAGGAAGATGATGGGATGTGCCACCAAAGAGCACCCAGCCGGTGGTGACGAGAGTGGTGCTGTTAACAACCGTTTTTGGCACCACCGAACAGTGGTGAACCCACAAGCAGCGTTTCTACGTTGAAACCGGCGCATTGAAATGGATGCTGGCGTCAACGCTCAAAGATAGGATGCTTTATGCCTGACGGCGAGGTAAGTGACAGCGGCCATCGGAGTCTGTTTCAGGCAACAAAAAACCCGATTTCCTCACTACAATAATAAAATCAATAATTTATTTGTTTTATAAAGAGTTTTTATACCGATGAAAGGGGAGGAAATACGGGGATTGCCAACCTATGCCGCCACTTTGTCGCCACCTGGCATAGTCGCCAGTGGATTAAATTGCAGGGCGGTTTCGAGGTGCTCCGGCGCAAGGTGAGCATAGCGCATTGTCATCTTAATATCATGATGGCCGAGGATGCGTTGCAATACCAGAATGTTGCCGCCAGACATCATAAAGTGCGCCGCAAAGGTATGACGTAACACATGGGTCAGTTGGCCTTTGGGCAACAGAATATTGGTGCTTTCGAGCGCGGCCATAAAGCGAAAATAGCATTCGCTAAATAGGCGATCATCGCCCAGTGTTATCAACTTCTTGTACAGTGCTTTACTGATCGGAACGCTGCGATTCTTTTTGCCTTTGGTTCGGATGAAGGTGATCTTATGGGGTGTTATCTGTGACCGGGTGAGGTTTTCCGCTTCTCGCCAACGAGCGCCGGTGCTTAGACATACCTCGACCACAAGCGGCAAATCAGTATCGCCTTTGCCTTTGCTGCAGGCTGCTAATAGCTCTGTGATTTGTGCGTGAGTAAGCCACGCCATTTCTTTTTCCGCTACGGTGAACTTACGCATGTTCTCTAGCGGATTGGGTTGGTTCCATTCGCCAAGCCGGGCCAACTCGCTGAACATACCGCTTAGATAGCTTTGTTCAAGATTAACTGTGACTGGTTCTGCACCGTTCTTCCACTTCTCGGAAAAGTAGATTTCACCGGACAAACGTTTATCACGATAATGCGCGAAGTCTTTTGCGGTGAAAGTAGTAGCAGGAGGATCGCCCAGAGCTTCAATCACAAGGCATAGTTTTTTGTAGGTACGTTCACCAGCAGTAAGGGATTGACCATGTAGGTTGTACCATAGCTTAGCGACTTCACTCAGTTTACGGCGATCAATCGCTTCGCCTAACCACGGCTTGTTATCTACTTGTTCCATAGTGAAGCGTTCAAACGCCAAGGCTTCACCCTTGGTTGCGAACTGTTTACGTACCCTGCGGCCTTCACGACCAGCAGGGTAGCACTCACACAACCACTTACCGGATGTTTGTTTCCGAACTGCCATTGTAGTCCCTCTTGAAATTTGGAGGGTATTTAACTGTATGCAATCACAGTGGTCAATGTTTGATTATTGTCTTTTATACAGCATTGGCAGCCTTTCTTTTCGCTAAAGTGCTGGAGTACTCTTGGTAGTGCTTATCATATTTACTTGCACCGTTTACTGTTATGCCGTGGAAAATGCTCATTTTTGTAAGAACAACATCATCAAAAACCTCATTAAAAAAACAGTAATTTGGTGTTGATAAATTTGAGTAAAAACAAACTGTATCAGGCTCTAAATAAGGTTTGTTTATTATTTGGAATATTTTCTTTGTGATGTAGACTAAAGACCTTAGCCTTTCCTTTAGCTCAGGTTCGTCGCGATAATCCATGACATGTAATACCGTTACACCGTCAACTCGATCCATGACAAGGTTGTTTGTTTTGAACTTTGGTACAGCTATAGTGAGATTTCTCTCAATGGTTCTAATTGAGTCTGAAATTTCTCTTAATGAGTATATCTTCTCAATTTTATTGCCTTCATTATCTCGTGATTTAATTAAATATTCTTCTATTTTATTTATTTCACGTTCAATTGACGATGTGGCTTTAACTAGGAATGATGTGTTTATTCCATTTTCATATGACGAGTGTGTGAAAAAATTATCATATAGTTGATAAGGGTCTCCTATTTTGTACTCTACAGGGGAGTTGGATAACGCAATGTCATTAGTTGGGACTTTTCCAAGTGCCTCAATCATAAATTTATGATGTGAGAAAAAACTATCTGCAGCGTTTTTTCTTCTAGTTGTTTGTATCTGTTCTGCTGTTTGTATAGTTCTATGAATATGTGCAACTATGGCTACTAGTGGAATAGATAAGGATAACACACCAATTGGTAGTTTAAATATTCGCAAGAAATTGTCATAACCTTCTGGCGAAATGTTTATTTTTGTTTGCAACCATAAAGGAATGGATAAGGTTATTGACAAAGCCAAGGGGATTGAAATAGACAACCAAAACATCCATTGTTCTGAGAGCTTTCGCTCATTTAACTGTAAAAATTTGAAGTCTATTGCTTTTTTCATAATTATTATCTCGCTTTTTAGAGATGATTATTATTCTAATGTGCATTTCATAAGGATTTTAGCTATCGGATTGAGTTCACTAAGAGCACAGTCAAAAGAGTGCTTTTGATCAGATATATTCACTTTGTTTCCAGGAATACGTACGATCTCTCTTATGCTAATATTCCCATCTATATTTATAAGCCATGTGCCGTCATAAATTTCGTTATATGTTTGTGTGCCAATATAATGAGTATTCCCATCAGTTATAACTATTGGGTCTTTTATATTTTCAGGGAGGAATGCCTTATCTAATAATAGGGTATCTCCGTCGTGCAGTTGACGACCTAGAAGTTTCTTCGATGGGACTGAGAGTGCAGAAGGGGCCGTGATAACGTTTTGCTCAAACATCTCACCTTGACCATATGTTAGCCAACGCAATGAAGCACCTGTATCGAGAGCACATTTCAGTACGTACTCAGCAGGGAAAGAATCACGGACTTGTCGATTAGAAAGAGCACTTGCAGTTACTCCCAATGCTTCACATAGGGCCAGTTTTGTCTTGACTCCGTAGGCCTCAACCATCCTTTCGATTGCTGCTTTAGCACCCTGATTAAATTCCATACACCACCAAAACAAAGTAAATTTAATTGACTAATCCGAATCGGAGTAATAAATTTACCTCGAAACGGAGTTTTTGGCCTTCGGAGCCAATAACCGCCACTTATCGCGACCCGCCACAGGTCATCGGAGGATCTTGCACTATGAGTAAAAACATTTCAATCACGGTTCCTACACCGCACGTAAGCATAGAAAAATACTGTGAACTCACTGGGTTATCTAAGAGCACTGTTGATGACATGCTCGCTGATGGGCGCTTGTCATCATACCGTCACCGTCTATCTAAGGATGGGAAACGTGAAAAAGTACTCATCAATATGGTGAAGCTAACACTAGATGCGCTCTCGAAATGTGAAATTTCCGTTTCGGTTTGAGATACTGCCACTATCAAAAGGGGAGGGAAATGTTTGATTACGAGGTTTCAAAACATCCACATTTTGATATGGCCTGCCGCCAGTTCTCTGTGCGTCATAACTTGGTTACGCTTGGCGATAGCATTGGTATGAGGCCGCAGGTATTACGCAACAAACTGAACCCGGAGCAGCCGCACCAGCTCACTTGTGCGGAGTTATTGGCGCTTACTGATGCTACTGAAGACGCTGGCTTGCTCGATGCCTTGCTGGCACAAATCAACTGCATGCCGTCTGTACCGGTCAACGAAGCCAGCACCGGGAACATCTCTGCCTACGCGCTGCACGCTACTGCCGCAATCGGCAACGTTGCCGCCGCCGCCGTGCAGGGCGACCACAAAACGCCGGTACGCAAAAGCGCACTGCTTGAAAGCGTCAACACGGCGATCCGCCATTTGTCGCTGATCGGCTTGACCGTTCAGAACCGCATCCAATCCACCCCGGCTTTGGCCTCCACCGTTGACGTGATCAGCGGGCTGAGTGCTGTTGCTGGTTTAAGCTGAGGTGATCACCGTGGTTATTTCTATCGCTCCACTGCTGAAACAACAAAGCCCATCGCGGCATTTTGAACACGGTTTTATTGAACTGCCGGGCGGAAAGCGCTGGCGCCCACGTCACGATCAGGCGGCCTTACTGCGTGGCCTGTCAACGGCTAAGCCTGTTTCACCGCTGTGCCGTTTGTTTTGCCGTTAATTGGGGCTGTCATGTTGTTGGCTACTGAAACACAAAAAGCGATCGGTATTAAGCGCATTTCACAGATTAAGCGTGAGCTGTTCCCGCATAAGCGGAATCAGGCGCAAGAGGCTTTTGATAAGTCGCCGGAACATATCCGCAGAACTGTTTGTTTTCATGCCGGGCTGAAAGAGCGGCATATAAAAATGAAGTTTGCAGAAATGAGTTGCTCAGAGCGTAAACAAATTGTGTGGGCGCTGAATGACCTGATTGATTTATCAAAAACCTTACCGCGATTTATCAGTGATGATGACTGCGAATTAAACGTTAATTAACCGCATTGCGTAATTCTGGCGTTAACCCGACGGCATCGCTTTGTCTGAAATAAGGACTTTACAATGAAAGAATCTTCGCTTCTTACTCCAACTTTAACCAGCTCGGCAAATAACGCCTTTCAGCGTGGTGTTGTCGCTGGTACTTGCCGCGCGATTTCTGCCTTAACAAATGAGTTTCAAGATTTGTTAGATAGCGCGCGTATTGATGAACGTAAAAACCAATCTCAGGTAGCTGCTGCGCGTTTGGTTCGGCTGGCGGCCCACATCACCCAAGAGGGGTTAACAGCTGTCGAGGCTGTGGAGCTGTTGCGCCAAGAGGCTGAAGCCATCGAGCATCAAGCGCAGGAGCTGCACTAATGGCCGACTTGATGGACTACGAACAGGAGCGGCAAGCGCTGGTATTGGAGGCGCAGATTACCAATGCTCGCAAATCCTCCGCGCTGCCTTCAGCTTTCGTTTGCGAAGAATGTGACGCTCCGATTCCTGCCGCGCGCCGCGCTGCCGTTCCCGGCGTTGATACCTGCGTAAGCTGTCAGCAGATCCGTGAGACGCAAAATCACCTTTACGCGGGGAAGGCATGACGGAGTTCTCTATTTTGTTCGGCCTGCTGGCGTTGCTGGCAGGTCATTTTATTGCGGCTGATTTGAGTGATTCAGAATTTGCACGCAGACCAGAAAACCAAAATTACGATTAAGGAAATAACATGGAAATTAAAATCGGCTCTGAGTTTGTTATCACCAGCGATAACCTGCAATTCATTCTTAATACAGTGAAGGTGGGGAAAACAGGAAAAAGTGAAGGCCAAGAACGTTACGAGCCTCTTGGCTATTACCCTACGATTAACCAGCTTGTCAACGGCCTTATTCACCACAGCGTCCGCAATTCCAGTGTTAATAGCATTGCATCATTGGGCGCGGAAATAGGTCGTATTGGCAACCTGTGCCAAGAGGCTTTTGCGGCATGTGAGGTGGCGAAAGCTCAATGAGCCAAGCGGCTACCACCTACGCTTATCCATGGAACGAACCGCGCCCGGCTGTTGCCGGGCCGGTAAGACCGCTTACCCGTGAGGAACTCGCTCAGGGGCAAGCTGTTTTAACCAATATCCGCCGCCTGCCGCGCTTCCTCAGCGCCATGTTTCTGACGCGGTACACCAACTTGCTCAAGAGCAAAGGGCTGCACGACGCCAACAAATGGCTGGTATTCCAGTTCGATCGCCGCATCTGGCCGCGCCTGCAAACGGTGAGCGCCAAAAATGCAATGAACCTCGCCGCGTCAATGCGGTTTTCTGCTGAAGTTGATAATTACGCTTCACTGCCCGGCATGGATGACAAAGAGTTACGCCGCCTTGCCGATCGGGTGGCCGGTCAACTTCTGCAGAATTATGAAGATTACTGCGATGAGTTTGTGGCGGAGAACGGCGGCGACAATGCCGGGCTTTTCGAAGATGCCACCCAATCAGAATTTTATGGCCGCATTGCCGGTATGGCGCGCGCCTTCAAAATCACCCCGATGCACTGGCGCAAATACCGCAAAGGCAAACTGGATGCCCGGTCAGCGATTGCCAGTCTGTCACGGTTGGTTAATTCCGAGTGGTGGGAGCGCCAGTTGAAAGCCCAGCGCACGCAATGGCGCGAGGCGTTGTTGATCGCCGTTGGCAATGTGAACCGTGGGGCGTCGTCCTACGCCAGTCGGCAGGCAATCCGCGATGTGAAAGCGCGCCGCCAGTCCAATTTTGATTATCTGAACAGCCGCGAGCTTGAGAACGTCGAAACCGGCGAACGCTTCAGCCTCATTGACAAGGTGATGGCAAGCATCTCTAACCCGGAAATCCGTCGCAAAGAGTTAATGACGATGATTGCCGGTGTTGAGCAGGCCGCCGCTATCCGTGGCGATAAAGGGATGTTTATCACCCTCACCACCCCATCCAAATATCACCCGACGCGCGCCGTCGGCAAGAACAGCCCGAAGGTGCATTTTAACCACAAGTGGGACGATGAAGCCTACACGCCAAAAGACGGCCAGCGCTATCTTGTGAAGCTGTTTAGCAAGATCCGCACTGCGTTTAAAGATGCGGGCCTGCAGGTCTATGGCGTGCGCGTTGTCGAACCGCACCATGATGCGACGCCGCACTGGCATATGATGCTGTTTACCTCCAAAAAACAGCGCCAGCAGGTGATCGACATCATGCGTCGTTATGCCATGGCTGAAGATGGCGACGAGCGCGGTGCTGCGAAAAATCGTTTTGACTGTAAGCACCTGAATAGAGGCGGTGCGGCGGGCTATATCGCTAAATACATTGCAAAAAACATCGACGGCTACGCGCTGGAAGGCGAACGCGATCATGAAACCGGCGAGCTGTTGACTGATACGGCCGCGGCTGTCACCGCGTGGGCGTCAACGTGGCGTATCCCTCAATTTCACTTTATCGGCCTGCCGTCGCGCGGGGCATGGCGTGAGTGTCGCAAGATCCGCTTTGTCAGTCTGGTCGAGGAGTTTGACGAAAGGGTGGAAGCGGTGCGTGCTGCCGCCGACGCCGGTCTTTTTGCCGATTATATTTTGGCGCAGGGTGGCCCCAACGTTGCCCGCGACGATCAGACAGTGCGTGTGGCCCGCCGGGTTACCGACGAGCGCAACGCCTATGATGAAGAGGTGCAGAAAATCGCGGGGATTTTTGCCCCGCATATCGGCGCCGATCGTGTTTATGAAACCCGCACCACGCAATGGCGCATCGTCGCGAAAGCTGTTGCCGTTGAGCCTTTGACTTTGAAAAGCGCCTCCGGCGCGCCTCGGAGTCCTGTCAATAACTGTGGGTTGGTCGGCAGCGGCGGCGCCGAAAATACGCAGGATGGCGAGCCTGTAGAGGCTGTGGCGGTGATGGAACACCATCCAGACACCCCAATTGACTGGGATGACATGACCGTTGCACGGTCTGTTATGGCGCGTTTACGGGCAGATGCCCCGCAGATAAACAGGCAGCAAAGAGGAAGTGACCCATATAAGCGCATAGAACCTGCTGCATCGGCCAGATTGACAACCGCCGAGCGTGATCGCGTAACCAGAATTTACTCAGAGCTGGCACTACATGGCATCGAGCCGACGCGCTGGGAACTTGAGGCACTGGCGCGCGGCGCTAAAGTCAAATTTGGTGATATTTCAATGCACTATCCAGCGGTTAGCGATTGGGCGGGCTTCCAATAATTTCTTGCGCAATTAAATCTGATAGGCATATACTGTATATGCATACAGTGATTAAGCATCGGAGGGAAAGGGTGCAAGCAGTGGATGAAGTAGTTGTTTTAGAAAGAATTGAACTCATCGCCCGTCTGGGGGTTTGTTATGAGAGCCAAGCGAAAGACAAAGACATTGCACTGATATGGATTTCAGAACTGGCGGGGGAGATGAAAACCTGCATTGCCCCTGAAAAAGCAGAAGTGATCAGGCAGCTTGCCACGATCTCTTAATCCATAGGTGAAGTATGAGACGAGATTTAAACTTAGCCGGGGCGTTTATGGAGGCGCTGAACCTCAACGAGAACGGCAAGGACCGCCGCATAAAGGCTGTGCTAGAAGCAGTCGTCCAGACAGCAATGCTATCGTTGCGTGATTAATGATGAAAAATAGTATTCTCTTTACGTAAAGTAATGTTGATTCCACAACCTGCAAAAATGGGGAATATACACGCATGGAAATAGTGATATGTAGTTCTGCAGATGTAGCTGATTTGGCTAATCTTTTTGTCGAAATGGAGGATTATTACTTTGGTCGTGGCGCCGTCAGCTATGAGGAGATGAGCGCTTATCTTGCCGACAAAGTTTTTTCCACCTACTCAGGCGTAACTGTTGTTGGCGCTCGTAGAAACGGAGTATTAGTAGGGTTTGCGACTTTTACGCTGATGTTTCCTGCGCCGTTTTGCTCCGGTCAAGCGTTTATGAAGGAACTTTTTACTTCAGAGATTGCACGTGGTCAGGGGATCGGTAAGTCTTTGATTCGCTTTATCGCCAACTTTGCGCTTAAACACGGTTGTTCACGTCTCGACTGGACTGCCGAGAAATCTAATCCCAAAGCAGGGATGTTTTATTTGTCCCTTGGCGCCACTCTGATTGAGGAAAAACAGTACTTCCGGTTAGAGGGAAAGGAACTCGAGACGTTTTCTTTATGTGTTGAGTGAGTATCAATTTAAATGTCAGTATCGCTCTGGACTAACAGGCCTACATGCCGTTTCTATGAGTATAATGTCCGCTTCTCGTTCAGAGCGGACTATCAGATTTGATTGTGCGCTGCCAGAGAATGCTCAGCTCAAGCCTGATCTAAGAAAGCTATATGCCTATGCATGCATTAGATGCATTAAATCGCATGATGATCCGGTGTGTTTTTTTTCCATGTGGCGCCAGTGCTGGCGCGGAACGCGCCGGATTATGCGACTGCATTAAAAGCGACACATGAAGCGGGCAGGCGAGGCGGGGATAGCATTGCGCGCAAGCCGTGTTGAACCCCTCCCAAAAGAGCCGCCAGCGTCCCGTCACGGCGATTTATCGCAATACTTGCATGAGAATGGGGTTTGATGTCGTGGCGCCATGATGGCGCTCTCAGGCGCTTACAGCGCACTGCATAACATCGCCAATCAATGACACCAAAAAATGACACCATAATATTCTTGCAATGGTGTCATAAAGTGATACTATAAGCCCCATGAACAAACGACACCAAAAAACGCTGTCAGATGTGTTTGCCCGGCCTGTCAACGGTTCTATAAAGTGGTCTGATATTGAGGCGCTTTTTACCGCATTAGGGGCGGAGATTCACGAAAGGGAAGGTTCTAGGATCGCGGTGCTGTTGAAAGGTGAAAAAAGAGTCTTTCACCGGCCACACCCCAGACCTACCACTGACAAGGGGGCGGTTAACTCCATTCGGATCTGGTTGGATAGCTTAGGAATAAAACCATGATGAATAACACACTGAAAATTGACGGCCATACGGCCGTCATCAACTTCGACCCTGAAATTGAAATGTTCCGGGGCGAGTTTGTCGGGCTGAATGGCGGCGCCGACTTCTACGCCTACAGCGTGGACGAGCTTAAGAAAGAAGGCGCGATCTCACTCGCGGTCTTTCTCGATGAGTGCCATAAAGACGGCATCGAGCCTTACAAGTCGTACAGCGGCAAAGTAACCACCCGCCTGTCGCCGGAACGCCATCAGGCGTTAGCCATTGCCGCACAGGCCACCGGGCAGTCGATTAATGAACTGCTGAATGAAGGTGTTGATCTGGTTATCGAAAAGCATTCCTGATCCAGCGCCAACAAAAAAGCCGCCAATCACTGGCGGCTTTCTGCTTATTCGGTCGGCAACTCATACGGCGCGAATCTAATCACCTCTTCCCCGATCCAGTCGTTCACCTCCTTCATGCGCTCCTGCAGCGGTGTTAGCTCGTTGCGTACAAACACCTGAGCGGCTTTTTTCACGTCCCCGAAGCCGCCGGTATTGTTCGGGATAATCCCCATCATCTGCGGCGGTACGCGGTGTGCGCTTAGCAGATCGTCGCGGCTGGCGTTCTTGATGTTGAAAAAGTCGTCTTTGGTGGCGACCTCGGACAGCGGTAAGATTTTGATGCCGTCCGGCTTGCCGTTCGGCGCGTACATGAACAGATTGCGGAAATTCCCTAAGCCTTTGGTGTCGCGCATGGCTTGGCGCATTCTGTCTACGTCGCTGGTACTCTGGGCCGCGTCGGTCATATACAGGATGTAACCGGCATGCGCCCCGTTCTGGTAGTACTTGCGGCGGAACAGCGTCGCCGCCTCGTTCAGCCAAGCGGAGTTAAGCGCGCTGAGGTACTCCGGCAGGCCGTACAGTTCCTGATTGATGTCCGGCTCAATCAGGTGGAAAACGCTGTCGGTCTTGAAGCGGTGCGCCTCTTTCCAGTCCTGCACAAACCAGTAAGCGCCGCGCTCCACACCACGCCGCGTGTACTTGGCCGGGGAGGATTTCAGCTGCAGCGGCGCGCCGAGCCGGTTTTGGCGCTCTTCTAAATAGGCGTTGCCGAACACCAGATAATCCAGCGCATAGCGGCTAAACTCCTGCTGACTTAACAGCCGGTGCGGGATAAACGTTGACGCCAAAATGTTGCGCTTAACGTACATTGGCGAGCTGTGATGCACGGCGGCGCGCACGCTGCGCGCCAGCCCGTCGAATGAGATCGGCGGCTCGTACCACTTGCCATTGGTCGTGCATTCGATGTAATCCAGAATTTCCCGCTTATCCAGCACTGCGGACGGCTCGCCAAAGGTGAACGCCTCAAAATCCTGCTTCTGCTCTGTTGCCGGGGCTGGCGCCGGGGGGGTAAATGCCTTGCGGCCTTTGCGCTTGCTCATCAGTAAAACTCCAAAATGTTCGGGCTGCTGTGGCCGCTGCCTGCGGTCAGCGGTTCGTTTAAGAGGGCGTGCATGATTGCCCACGCGACATCGGCGTGGCTGGCTTCTTCGCTGCGGCTGGCGGTGTAGGTGGAACGCGCGCCGCTGGCGGTCATGGTTTTGCGGATCGCCATAAAGGCGGCGGTAATATCGGTGTGGCTGGTGTCGTATTCCAGACAGCCGCGCCCGATGGTGTCTTTTGCCTTCAGCACCATGGCGGTTTTGATTTCCGGGGTGTATTTGATTTCCCGCGCGGCCGGGAAGAACTCGCGCACCAGCTGGAAAACACCTTGGCCGACGGTGGTCGCATCGATGCCGATGTACTCCACGCAATATTTTTGGGTGAGGTCTTCAATCTTCTGAGCCTGAGCGGCAAAGTTCATGCCCTGCCACTGGTGGCGCTCGAGCACACGGAACTTGCCCCCGGCCACCATTGGCGGCGCGATCACCGCGCACCCTGCGCTGTCGCCGCCGTTGGCTTCCGATGGGTCGTAGCCGATCCACACCGGGCGATAGCCGAACGGCCGCACGGCGTAAGGGTTGAAGTCTTCCCATTCTTCCAGTGTATCGACCATGCAACCTTGCAGCTCGGCGAACGGGAATACCGACGCGGTATCGTCCACAAATTCACACATCAGCAGGTTCTGATACTCTGCCGGGCTGTATTCGAGCGACAGCTGATCGAGGTCGAACAGGTTACAGCCGCCGGTCAGCGCATCCTCAACCGTGACAATCTGGCGCCATTGTCCATCGCCGCACAGCACGCCTTTTGACAGGTGGCTGTGGCTGAGGTCGAGCTGAACGTGATCGGCTTTACTGCGGCGGCCCTTGTTGAACAGTTCCCCAGACCAGAACGGATAAGCGGAGTGCGCCAGACTCGACGGCGTGGAAAAGTAGGTGGTACGCCACCGCTTGTGCAGCGACATCCCGCTGGCGACTTTGCGCAGCTCCTGAAACTTCGGTATCCAGAAATACTCATCAAGATACAGATTGCCGGTGTAGCTCTGCGCGGTGCGCACGTTGGTGCCGAGGAACATCAACCGGGCGCCGTTCGGCAGCACCATCGGATCGCCTTTCAGGTCAACCTCGACCAGCCGGGCAAAATCAATGATGTAATTGCGGAATACATGCGCCTGCGCCTTACTGGCTGACAGGAAAATCTGATTGCGGCCGGTGGTCAGCGCATCGAGTAATGCTTCGCGGGCAAAGAAGAACGTGGCGCCGATCTGGCGCGATTTCAGGATGTTGCGGATACGGTGTTGCAGCCCGGCGCGATACCACCCCATCTGATACTCGAAGGTGGTTTCTGTGAAGATGCTTTGCAGCTTCTCCACGGCGGCCTCGCTGAACACGTTGCGCTCGGCGGGCTTGCGCTCTCCTTTGTTGCGGTTGGCGACGTTCGGGTTTAAGTCCGCCTCGTTGCCGGTCGCCGAATAGCGATTGACCCGCGCCAGCCGTTCAATCTGGCGGCCTAACAGGTCGATTTCTTTGAAGTCTTTCCCCTCCTTGACGTCTTTCATGATGAGCTGAATCAACCGCGCTTCCATGCTTTGCTCCACGCGGGAAATGGGCGCGATGTCGTCCCATTTATCGCGCAGTTTCCAGCTCTGCACGGTCGGCCCCTTGAGGTTCAGTGTTTCCGCAATTTGGCGCACAGAGAAGCCCTGCCAGTAGAGCAAGGCAGCTTGGCGGCGCGGATCGCTAATGATGGTTATTGCCGGTGTCGTATTCAT